TCGCTGCCGTTGGGTCCATACACCACTCCCAGCAATACCTCGCCTGGCAGTGGGAAGACTGGCACGCCGGTAAGAACGCCGAAGTTGCCTGTGAACTGAGACTCAAGCATGCCTTGCAGGCCCACCGAGAAGCCGACAATAAAATTACCCTGCGTCTCGGTGATCTGCGCGCCCGCCATGCCGGTGTTGAGGTCGGCCAACATCTGTCCTGCGCCTTGGCTTTCTTGAATGCCTGCCATGAGCTTGGATATTTGAATCGCAAGCTGGCCTTGGGTAAGCGCTTCTGATTGCCCGGCCACGCCGGTGCTGATGGTCACGCCCAAAGTCCCGGCGTTTTGAGATACCTGCTGGCCGACCAACTGCACAAAAGTAGCCGCGTCTGGCACCAAAGTTCCGGCAAAGTCGGTTTCAAGCTGTCCAGTTAGCGGGATGTTGTACGTGGCGGTCAGCACGCCCTGCTGCTCTGTGAGCTGCTGGCCTGTCATGGCTACCAAAGCCGTCTTTCCGAAAGATCCCTGGCTGGCCGTCTCTACCTGCCCGGTGAGTGGGATGCCTACGCCAGCGCCCAGCGTGCCGATGGTGACTGCTTGGCCTTGGCCAGACAGTGCGGCGTTGATCTGCGCCGCCAGTGTGCCGGTGGAGTTTGATGTGACCTGGCCTGCGACACCGGCATCAATGGTAACGCTCAGTAGCCCGGTGCTGATTGCCTCTTGTTGCCCTGTGAGCTGAACAATGGTTGAAAGCTGTGGAGTCAGCGCGCCTTGCGAGTATGAAACGACTTGCCCAGTCAGCGCCGTATCAATGGACACACCGAAATTACCCGCGATGGCTGTTTCGCTTGTGCCCGTCAGGGCGACCGCAATGCTTGCTGCGGCAACCGTGGTGTCTAGGGCAAAATACCGCAGCAGGCTTTTATTGCGCTGGTTGCGCTGGTTGCGCTGGTTGCGCTGGTTGCTGGTGAGTATTACGCCTGGCATGGCTTAGACCTTGAGCTCAATAACTGACTGGTGGCAGGTGATTGACCCGGCCACCGTGTTGGTCACAAACACGTTGACGGTTTGCGCCAGCGTGCTATCAAAACCAGTGCCAACAGCGGGCGCGGTGTCTGGCAGTACGATGGTGCCATTGCCACCCGCCGCCGCCGCTGCGCTGCCCACAATAGCGCGAGATACAAACTTTGCGGTAACAAGTGCGTTGGCTGTGGTGCCGGTGCCAAGCGCCCGAATGGTTACCAGAATCTCCAGCTCCCACGCCGCGTTGGTTTGCGCCACGATGTTGAGTGGTATTGCGCCCAGTGCAGAGATAACCACGCCGCCAAAGCGAACATCAAATGTGGTTGTGCCCGGCGTAGTCACGACGGTGTTCATGCGACCGCGCAGGGTTATTTTGAGCTGGCTACCAATTTGCAGCGCCCCGGCTGGGATGGTTGCAACGCCAGAGCCGTGCAGTAGGGTTGTGGCCGCCGTGACGGTAACAGCGGTGCCGTCTGCCGTGCTGGCGGCAAGCACCATGGGGAAGCTGGGCATCATGGCTTAGGCCTTCCGAAACAAGCCAGTCGTGGCATCGTTGGTGGGGATCGTCAGCGAGAAATTGGCCGAGGTCACGTTCTGCGCGCCGAATGTGTAGCTCCCCATGGCGCGGTTGGCCTGGGTGCTGTTGTAGATCAAGCAGTTGTCAAACGAGCCGCCCGAGGTGAAGCCAGTCCAAGAGAATGGCCCACTGGGGGATGTAAACATGGTGGTGCCCGTGGCCGCTGGTGCAATCCAGGTGAACGTCACGCCGCCCGCCGTGTAGCCAGCGCCTACAACCTCGTTTGTCACGGCATAGGCCGTGGTGGTTGCGCCATTGGAAGCCGCTGCGAGGAAGAGGGCTGCTTTCCAAACGTCCGCAGCAGTGGTGCCGCGCACGACGGTGGTGCCCATGGCGTGAATGCCGTTCGCTTCCTCGATCTTGAATGAGGTGCAGATTGCTTGGGTATTAGCCATTGAGTTGTCCTTGCATAAGGTTGAACACGGTGCCGTCAGGCAGTTTGAAGATGTCTGCGCCCTGCTTTACCACCACGCCGTCCAGCGTGTAGACCTCTTTGAAGACGATGGTGTCCTTGCTGAACTCCCATTCGATCTTGCGTTCGAGGTCTTTCAGGCGCAAATTGACCTGCTGGCCTTCAAAAGTGGCGTAAATCAGCGGATCGCTGTTGCCGAAAATGGCGCGAAGTTGCGCCAAGCGCATTTTGAGTTTGGCAATCATGCGAATTTTGCCTTCAATGCCTCAATGGCTTTGGCCAGGCGGTCATGCTCTTTTTGCGCTGCGGCGTTGGCCTCTTGGGCGATAGCTATGGCTGCGCTCACAGACTCCAAGTTTGCATTAGCCTCTTGCAGCTTGACCGCCACAGCGTCTTGAGCTGCATCGCTGGCCTGGCGCATGGCCGTGGTGCGTGCAGTTTCAGACTCCAGCAGAGCGCGCGCGTGGTCGTTTGCCTTGTTGACGATCTCGTCGGCTTCCGCTTGGGCCTTGGCTTTGATGGCAATGGCCTGATCAAACGCCTCTTGCTTTGCCGCCTCGGTGGCCAGCTTGGCTACGGTGAGCTCGTCTTTGGCTGCGGCCAGGTCGTGCTCGGCCAGCGCGCGCGCCGCTTGGGCTTCGCGGGTGGCCTGCTCGACCGAGCCGATCTGCTCCAGTTGGTCCGCAGCCAATCCCATGGCCAGGTGCAGTTGTGACTGCTTGCGCAGGTAGGCCACCAGCTCGGGCTGAACTGGCGGGCGTTGGGGCTTGTCTGCCTCGGGTGGTTTTTCGATGGGTTTTGTTGCCATGGCTCGGCTCCTTTAGGTGCGCATTGGGTTTTGGCGGCGCGCCACCAGGGTGACAAGCACGCTGCCTACGGCAACGGTTGCGCGGGGGCGTGCCCATTCGGTGATCTCAGCGACTTGCTCCAGACTGTTGGCGGTTTTGATGATGGCCACGGTCTGAACGTCGGTCAGAGTTTGATAGTCCCCGGCCACGCCTTGGTTTCCACCCTCAAACACCACGGTGCCGCCGCCCCATGTGCCTGTCATGTGAACGGTACGGTCTGCCCATTGAGTCATCGGGATGGGAGCTCCATCATCGGTGCCGGTCAACGTCCATTCATATTTTAGTACAGAGCCGTCTCTGTCGTCCAATTGTGTGATGTTTGGTTTAACTATTGCCATTTTGTAGCCTTACGTATTACAGAATCTAAATGGGCCCTGTATAAACCCGTGTTTTCCGAGACTTTTATTTGTCTCTGTAATGCTTTTAACCTAACACGCCCATGGTGCTGTCGGATTGAATGAAGGGCTGCACGCGCATTTGCTGTGGCGCGGCCTGTACTTTGGCAAATCGCAGCATCATCAAACCGTAGCGCGTGGCGCTCATAAGGTCGTCGTTTTCTTTGACCACCTTGCCGTCTTCTCGGTGGTATTGCAAAAACTCGTCCCACCAGTCGGCCAGGTGGGCGGCCACTTTAAGCCTGCCCGTCTGCATCCTGTCCAGCATATCCATCAGCCCGGCCTCAACGCCATTTCCGCCTTCGCCCTCTTTTTGGTCCTGCTTAGGGTCTGGCGCGTGCGAAACCTTGTCGCGGAGCATGTTCAGGGCCTGTGCTCGGTACTGCGTGGCCAGCGCGGTGCCAGATCCTTTGTCGTGCTGCAAGCCATCATGCGGCCAGGCCACTGGTATCCATGCCCCACGCGCCTTAATCGCTGCCGCGTGGATCACCGGGGTTGCCTCGCGCACCCGGTAGGCATCGTAGATATGCACCACATCGGTATCTCTGTCGTGTGCCATCCACACAGCTGCTGTCGGGTGATCCCATCCAAAGTCCATGCCTGCAATGCGCGGCCAAAATGGCGGTATCCGAACCACTTGCTCTCGGATTACCTCTTCTGGCACCGGGAAAATACGCCCACTGCCCAGCGTTGGTATGCCCATGGCGCGGGCTTCTCGCTCATGCGCTGGGTAGCCAGCAATGATCGCTTTTCGCTGCGCCTCGCTGTAGTGCTCGGCATCATGGATCGTCATGGTCGTTATCGCCGTGCCCGGCTCGTGCCGCATAAATCGGTTGACCACATCGCTGCGGCCTTTGAGCGGGGTAAATGTCAGCCAGCCTATGCCTGCTGTGGCGTTTGTCCGCGTCATGCCTTCGGTGTAAATGTCTTGGGGTGGCTCTTCATCGAACCACACAAAATTCAGCGTCTCGCCCTGCCAGCGCTCGCGGCCTTGGTCATAGGTTTTGAAAGTCAGCCGGGATATGCCACCACTCACATGCTGCACCGTGATGCTGTCCAGGCAGTCAGGGACACCACCAGCCGCTCGCTTTTGGCTCAAAATCAGTCGTTTTGGAATAGCTCCTGTGCCCCACTCGTCGGGCTTGCCCATCAAAAGGCGCTGCACCGTGTCTCGCGTGCCTTGGGCGGTAACAGATCCAGCCCAGCCAGTCGTCGCCTCTTTAAATCTCACTCCAGTCCACCAGTCGGGGTACAGCCCCGTGAGGTGGTAGGCCGCTTCAAAACTGCCTGCTACGGTCTTGCCAAGCTGGTTTCCGGCCATCAGCAACCGCTCGCGGACATCAGCGTCAGCGCCAGTCCGGTGAAATTCGTTCTGCTTCAAATACGGCCGATAGTCGGCGATCTTGTTCTCGGCCAGCCTGCGTTTGACCTCAGTGTCGAGTGCTGCCAACGCCTTGGGCGACAAAGTTCGTAATTGCTGCACCAGGTTTGAGGGATTCGAGAGCATCCTTGAGCGCCTTTAGTTCGTCGTGTTCCATCGCATCTAACGGGCCAGTGCGAACCTCAGAGCGGTCTACAAACATGGCCAGCTCTTTGCCGATCAGCTCGAGCGCTTTGTTTGAGGCAGCCAGGTTCTGTTTGTACTCACCTATTGCTTCGCCGTCTTTGTCCAGCACCGGCTCCGCTTGCTTTCCCATTTTCACGATCTCGACCAGCTCATTCATGACCCACGCTTTGTCGATCCCGGATTTTTCAGCGAATCTTTCCGTTGCAATCTGCCGAAGTTCCGCTATTCTTACGGCGACTTCCGCTCTTTTGAGTAACTCGCTGCCAGTAACACAAGCTCTTTTTTCGGCGAACCCAGCAGTTACGGCCGCTTCCGTGGCGTTTACGCCCTTTGCGACTAAACCGGCGAAGTGCTCATGCTTTATGTTTTTGAGCATTCCGCTTAGAGATGATCCTTCGTATTGATTCATTGCAACTGAATCAGCGGTTTGTCTGCCTGATTTTCAGGCACCGCGATCACCTCATCTTTGATCCATTGGGCTTTGTCGCCTTCTACCCACTCTACAGGGCTCTCGGCTTGGGCGATGCTCAGGCTTTCGAGGTGCTGGATCAGGCAGTTGGCGGCTTTGTGGGCTTGGGAGGATGGGGTAAAGCCGTCCTCTAGGAATAAGGTCATACCTACGCCGCCGTTGGTGTCGTCTAGGGTGATTACTGCTTTAGGCATCAGTAGGCTCCGGTGGGTTGAGCTGGGCTGTCGGCCTTGCCCGAGCTAAAGCCCTCGGCAAAGTTTGCGGCCGCGCCGTTGGTGTTGGGGATTTTGCCGTTGTTTTTCAGGCCCTCCAGCACCAAGGTCAGGGCTTCTTTTATGGTCGGGGCGATCTGTGCGCCAGTTTCTTCCTCGGCTGGGCCCTCTTCTGGCGCGGCTGGCGCGGCTGGCGCGCCGGGTGCGGCGGCCATGCCGGGCTGCGGCGCTGATGGAGCGCCCATTGCGGCTGGCGCGGCTTCTGCAGCTTCCTGCGCGCCCGTCTCGGTGTACACCTTGAAGGTGCCATCCTCTTGGGGGGTAATGCAAATGGTGTACATGTTGTCCTTTGGTTATATTGTCAGCGCCCACCTGCCGCGTGAGTCGGGGAGACACCACCCAATGGGGGGGCTTCGCGCGGGTATCTGCTGTATCGCTGATCTGCTTGGCTTGGATTGACTGGCCAGTCGCAAGCGCGAGCCAGGCCGGGCTTGGCCCCATTGCGGGGTGGCGCACCGGACTTTTTACGTAAA